ATGAACAAACAATGTGCGGGAACCGAAAACCAAGAGTCATCCGCGATAGCGCAGTGGCACGTAATGCTGCGGGATGAATTGGCGCTGCTGGCGATGCCTGGCGCCCATCACAAAGCACTGCTCAGGCAAGCCCATGTTCTGCACCAGGATCATGTAATTGATAGTGATCACCTCAGTGATTTGTTGGAGTTAGCGGACGCTGCGCTTGCCTACGCCGTCGAGTCTTTGCTCGACCTCAAAGCTGACGAATAGGGGGAACCATGCGCGTATTGGTCACGCCTATGCGGTTACGTGGTGTCGCGCTGGATGCGAAAGAGCGGCGCCGCTATCCGGCGGTTAGAGGCAATGTCATGGTCAATTCCACGATGAGCCATGAGTTAGGCCGCGCAGCCAACGTTGCTCGTGTTGAGGTGGGAATGCCGCTCGATCCGGATCCTTTACCACCCTTGCTTGACGCCACATTAGCGGGTATGGCAGTAACAGGATTTGTTCTGAGCGGAATCGAGTACATTGATGGTTGTGCCTACGCGCAATCATGGTGGTGCCGTGAAGAATGAACTATGTGATTTAAATACTGAAACCTGTAATTTAATAGCCCAGCAAGTTATTTTAGCTTAAATGACCACCATGAATACTCGGCAAGGGAAGAATATGGATATTGAAAGCTTCAACCAGTGTTTGGGGTATTTGCAGGCGTCATTGCAAGGGAAAGGGACTTTAGACAAAGCGCTTCCGATACTAGGCACCCTAGTAGGTGCCGTTTTTGGTTTTGCTTTAAATTATTTTGCAGGACGTGGCAAAGAAAATAACGCAGCAAAAAACAAGCTCATGTGCATCGAAGAAGATGTCATGGCGATTGAGCATTCTCTGGATGAATTGAATAAAGAGGCTCTACGAATGATTAGCCTTATCGTCAAAAAAACGCCTGCCAGGGGAAATTATCTTCCATTGAGCATAAGTGCTTTATGTTTGGAGTCTTACTTTATTGATGTAGCTCACAAATATAGTCGCCAGCAAAGATACTGGATTCAATTGTTAATTTCGCGACTAGAGGAAATAAGTGACGCCTTGGTAGAGATAAAGGATTTCAAAGGACCAATGTATACGCGCGCCGTTAATCTGTTGAACCTTATAGGTTTGGCAGTAAATTGCTCTAGATTTTGCAAGATGATAATGCAAGACGAGATTTTAGAAGATGAGGGTGTTGTAAGTTGGCTACGCGTGATGAATGTCTCAGAAGAGCATCTTGATGCGTACAGTCGTGCTTTTGAGAATGCGGAAGTTCACAATACCACTTTAGAGCTTTAGTGTGATTGCTTTTACTATGTCACCTTTTTGTTTTGAAGTTTCGGCGTTTAATAAAAATGCCGACGAATTCGATGGTGGCGGTGTTGGGCCGTGCGTATGTGCGGCCAGCTGTTCGTTCATCTGCTCTACCAAGTCGAGAAGATCGCAGACTACTTGAAACAGGTTCACGCCTTCTGAGCCGATCCAGCTTTCAGGCGCCTGTAGGCGCTGCCCTTTGCTGGCCACACTTCGCCGCAAGCCTTCAATCCGCTCATGCATATCGCCCCCCACCGTGGCGTTGTGTTTCTGGCCCACAACCACGTTCAGATCCCGGCCGGTCGCCTGGTGCAGATCATCCACCGCTGCAAGGCTCGCGGATCCACCCGACAGCAGCTTGAGCGCGCCCAGCGCCTCGATCGTCTTCACGCCACCCACCGACTCGGTCGAGTGGTCGTCAATCGTCTGCGTGTGGCTCTGGAACTGTTCGCGGTTGTCCAGGGCTTCAACTTCACGCTCGACCGCCAGATCTCGGATCCTGCCATCAGTCTGGCGGAGCCAGTTGCCGTCGGCATCGACGCGCTGCTGGGCGGCGCCGCTGTGCTGCCATACCTGATCACCCTTGGGCACCCTCGGCATGCTCAGCCCGTGCGGCAAGATTGACTGAATGTAGGGCTTGTTCGGCAAGCCGTAGGCAAAGCACACCACGACACGGGTGCCTTCCTCGGGAAAGGCGTAAATACCCATTTCCTCGCCACCGGTGGGCAGTGGCAACGGGACGCCAGTCAGCGGCGGGATGGCCGGATCTGGCTCGTCGTCTGGCCCGAGGACAACAATGTCCACGGCGTAGCGCGGACGGAAGTCATCGCACAGGCCAGCGTCCGCCGGCGCATCGGCCACGGCGGTGACCTGGGCGAATCGCGGCAGGTGATAACCGCCGGTGAGTTCGGGGAATTGGCGCTCTACAGCGCGGCGAATTGCGTCTTCCATCGGATGGCCATCTGGTCATTGGCGAGCGCCACACTGGTGACGCGCTCGCCGGCGTTGATTGTTGCACCTGGTCGCAGCCCAGGAAGGGCCGCGACCATTGCGCTCTGGTTGCCCTGGTAGCCGTCGAACAGCTCCGTGGGGATTTGCAGCGGCGCCCGGGCGCCAAAAAAACTGTCGGCCCAACTGCCGGCGAACACTTCGCCGTTGCCCAGCTGGTGCCAGGTGAAGTCCGGAATGCTGAACACGCGGGCCAGACTGTCCATCGCCTGGTAGCCGGCGGCGAGGCTGTAGAAATACGGTGCTTTCATGCCGGCATAGGGTTGATCCGGAACACGAAAACGCAGGCCGGTCTGCTCACTGATAGCGGCCAGCACGGCGCGCAGGTCAACGTGACGCAGATTCAGCGGCAAGGGGTTGGCTAGCACAGCGGCCAGCTCGCGGCAGAACAGCACCTGTTCCACCGCGTTGGCGGCGGTGCAACGCTCGACGTAGCCGATGAAATGGCGCTGCAGCGTCCGATCGTTGTAGCCGATATCCAGCGTCACCAGCCCTTTCAGCGGCTCGGCAGACTGCACCGTAAAATTCGCCCGACCGGGACTGGTGGCGTCCAGCCGAACGTCTTCTTTGACCAGGGCAACCGGCGCGCCATTGATCGACAGAACCTTGTGCAGCTTCACGTCTGCTCACTCCCCAGCCACTTGTCTACACGGCCCAGCACCTTTTCAAATCCGCTCAATTCCGGATTGTCGCCGGTACCGGAACCGCCGCCCTCCCCGACCGCGCTGCCGGGGGCGCCCTGGGCGTCGGCCTTGTTGCCGGCGCGTCGTCCCTCGACCTTTTCCGGGTTCGATTCGCGCTCGCTGAGGGTGAATTGCACCAGCCAGGCTTTTAAGGTGTCCGCCTCGCGGGCGCTGACACCTTCGGAGAACTCCACCTGACGCACGCCGAAGGCCTCGGCGGTGTCATTCACCACGCGGTACAGATGGAGCTGGCCACCGCTTGCCGTGGCTTCGGCCATGCGCATCAAGTCAGTCAACTGCACCCGATCGACGAAGGGGATCATCAGCGACACGGCCAGCGTCTTGGGCTTGAAGCCCTTGTGCGCCTTGTCGGTATTGCTGGTCTGCCCGGACATGTCGCCGCTTTCGATACGCAGATTGGCCGTGACCTTGAGGTTCTTCCCCTGCACTTTTTGCCCGTCGAGTAACAGCGTCATAGGCCCACCAGCTCCTGTACAAAACTCAGCCCTTCCTTGGTGCCGACCAGCAGCATTCCCGCGCACTGCACCCACTCATGCCCCGGCGCTTCACCGCTCAGCAACTCCTGGCGCAGCTCGCTGGAGTTACCCGGGCCGATCAGGCGTGCGCGAATGCTGACATCCGGATTGCCCTCGGCCAGCAGGTTTTTCAGGTCAGCCAGTTGTTGATCCCGGCCCTTTTGCTGGGCGACTTTGCGAGCGGCCAGCGCTGCCAGATCGGCCAGCGGCGAGCTGTCGGCGGCGTAGCCCTCAAGCACGGCCAACTGGCCGGCCATGGACTGTTTCGCGGCCTTCACCACCGTGCAGCGCTCCAGCGGCAGCGCTTGCCAGCGCGGGAGCGGGCCGGCGCCGGGAATCTCCCACTTGTCGCTCTCCAGCTTCATCAGGTGATGGGCGCGCCGTTCCGTGCGCACCAGGTCGGGAATCGGCAGCAAAGCATTGAACCGCGACAGGCCGCTGGCCAATTGTTCCAGGCGCGTGCCCAGGAACAGAATCGACAGGGCATATTGCGGCCCCGCCGGACGCCCGTTGTCGGTCGCGTCCTCCAGCTTTCTGGCCAGGTGTTCCAGCACGTTCGGCGCCGAAAGGAACCGCTGATAGCCTTGGCCCTGGCCAATGCCACTTTGAAACGGCGTCACCACCAGGCACGCCGGCACCTGGCCCAGTTGATCGGCCAGCGCCGCCCGACCGGCTTCAATGGCGCCTTTCGCGGCATCCGCAACTGGCCCCGGGTTGGTATTGGCCAGCCCGTCCAGACCGGCCAGCCGTTGCGCGGTGCTGGCCAGCTCGCCGGTGGCCAGATCCTTGGCGGCGGACAGCCCGCCCATCCATTGCGTGGCCTGCTCCGGCCATTGCATCGTCACCGGTGCCCAGTTCATGCCGGCGGCGTCCAGGTGATGGCTTTCATGGCCTTGAGGTTTTTGTCTTTCAGCGCTTTATCCACAGCCTGACGCAACGACTCCGCGCACTGCTGGGCAGCCTGACGAAAGCGCACCAGGTCATGACTGACCTTCTGCAACTGGGCGATAGTGTGAGGCCGGAAAGCCAGCACCTGGTCGGCGCCGGTGCACGGGTAAACGTCATCAACTCCCAGCAACACCTGGGCGTTCAGGTTCACCTGGTCATCGATGGCGCTGCTGTAGCGGTGCACGTCGCCCAGGGCGCTGGAGTTAAATCCGCCGGCGATGTACGTCGCGCAACCGGCGCCGATCGCCTGAAGCTTTTGGTCTTGAAGCGCGGCCAGCACGGCGTCGATGTCATCGACCCATTGCCCGTCCCTCCAGATCTGGTTTGGCCCGGGCTTGTTCATGGTGTGCCCCGCAGGCACCGGTTCAAAGCCTTCGAGCGTGCGCGGTTCACCGGTCGCGGTGTTGTACACCACGACGCCGCCGAAGTAGTCCACCAGCTGCCAGGCGCTACCGTTCCACCACGCGGCTTTGTGTTCGGGGATCAGCGGCGGCGCTGTTTCCACGCAGCCGCCGGGGATCATGTACACGCCTGGTTCCAGCGGCGATTCGTCAGCCTTCACAGCACCGACGAGGATGCCCAGATGGTTGGTCTGATAGACGATTTTCTCGGTCATGCTCGATCTCAATACTTGATGCAGTAGAAAAGGGCCAAGTTCCTAGGCCGGGTTTCAGTGCCACCGGCGGCGGCGACGGTGACGCCGTGGGTGTGCGCGCCGCCCCCGCCTACGCCGACGTTGTGCGCGTGGTGGCCGGCGGCATCCATTCCGATGTTGTGTGCGTGCGCGCCCGCCCAGGACGTTTCGTGTGCGCCACCCGATTGTTGTACCGAGTTGAGACCACCAGCACCTTGGCCAATACCCGGCGAGCTGGGCGCCGAGTGATTGTGTGCGCCCTGAGCGTCAGTCCATGTTCGGTGAACGTGGTTGCCCTGGGCATCCGTCCAGGCGGCGTGAAGGTGGTCACCCACCGCTGCAGCAGAGGCGGTGTGCGCGTGGGAATGGATCATCATGTCCTGATAGACACCGAACGCCCGACCAGGATCGAGGCCGCGCCCGTCGTCCCAGCCGCGAGGGAACAGACCGCGCATATCGGGCAAGTTGAACGTGGTTGTTCCGTCGCCTGCGCCGTAGTGTGTGGCGATCCGTGCAAACAAACCGGCGAACGCCGTGCGAGAAATCGCGGCACCGTTACACGCCAACCACCCTGCCGGCGGGCTATTCATGGCGAACGCGGCGACCATGCCGGTCATTGAGTCGCCGACCTGTTTCTGCAGCTTGTTCAACGCGGCCGTCGACGCAATGATCTGACTGCTGTTGGTGGCAGGATCGTCGCTGATTGCGTTGGGTAGGTTGCCCAGTCCGACGTCAACTTTCGTTGTGGCTCTTGCACGTAAATTTGGGTAGTCACCATTGCGCGCTGCGAAATGCTGCATAAGCGCACCGGCGATCGGTTCCGCTGGGCGCGCATCGTAGATTTCTGTCGCAGAGGCGAAATAGACGATCGGCACACAGTAGTGACGGATACCTGCCGCGTCGGTGTAATCGCCCCTTTCTCCATAGACGACCTTCCACGTCGCCACCCGATCGTTCAACTGTCGTTCCAGGCACACGTCGAGGGTGATAGTTCCAACGGGAATAACACCAGTGAATGGCCAAGGCTTCGACATGAACACCCGAATGCCTTCGATGTACGCCGTACCGGCATTCAACTGGAACCCGTTTTCGCTCTTTGCGAATGCCAGCGAGTTACCGAAGAAACAGGCCCGACCGTACATTTCACGATTGCTCAGACGCTCGCGCTCATCGATGCCGGCCAGACGCACCGTAAAATCGTGCTGCCAGGTGCTGGCATCGATCGTGACACCGGTCAGCGCCTGGGCGCCGTCGAAGGCCACCAGAAAGTTGCGGGTGACGTTGTTGCCGATCTGCAGCGGCGGGATGTTCTTGCGTTTCTGCTGCAGCGGCACATAGGACACCGCGAACAGCAGGCCGTCCTCATCCTCAAGGCCGACCCAGTTGAAGTCCCAATCGCCAATGTCGGAACCCAGCTGGGCGCTGTACACGACCTGGTTGGGATTCACGAAGCCGGCGTTTTCCTTGGGAATGTCATAGGTCTGAACGATCTGCCCTGCCGGGGGTTTGCCGGCGGCACGATCCACCGGGGCTTCGGGGTTCAACCCGGGCACGTTGGCAAAGATAAATTTCGTGATGACCAGGGGCTTTTTCTGGCTTTGCTTCAGGGCGATCTGGCCTTCACCGGCCAACGTAATACTGGCGCTCACAGTGCGCTCCTACAGGCTGGCGACCAGCGTTTGCTGGTCGTCGTTGAAATCGATAAGGCCCACTTGAAGGCCCACGGGGGTGATGGTCACGAAGTCGTAGCGCCGGCACGTCCGACCGTATTGCTGGATCAGCACGCGCAGCAGTTCAGGATTGAGCGACAGCTGCGCGTTGCTGAATTTCAGCAGCACCACGTCCCAATCGCGGTCGGGCTGGCGTTCCTCGATCTCGACATAGCCGACGCCCAGGCGCTCGAAAATGCGCTTCATGCCGGCGGTGCTGCCGGCGTCGACCGAGTTGATGAAGGCGAATTTCACCCGCAAGCGGAACAGCGATTCCGGCTCGCCAGTGAAGCGCGTCACGTCGCGCTGCCAGGCCCACAGCTCAAGGATGCTCAGGTGGCAGGTGTCGGGATCGATCTGCGAGTAAGGCCAGCGAAGCCAGCCGGTGACGGCTTCCCACCAGGACTGTGCGGCAGTGGTCAGTTTCGACAGCTCGGTGCCGGCGAGCCAAAACGGCAACTTGAGATTTATCACTTGATGTTCACCGTCAGGTTCTCCAGCCGGGGAATCGACAGGCCGTTGACCACGTCGACCATGGGCGTGAACTTCACCGCTTCGATACCGGGAAACTGCCGGTGTAATTCCTCACCCAAGCGGCTGGTACTGAACCTTGATTGCGGATAGGTCAGGGTGGGTTGGTAGTCCCGGGGCGTGCTTTCGCGATACGCGGCCCGCACAAACAGTTCAACCTCTTGCTTGAGTTCGGCGATCTGCGCGGCGGTCTGGTTGGCGAACGGCCAGACGTTCACCACAAGGTTGGTCGGCGTTTCAGGCATGACCATGGCCAGCAAGTCGTCGCCGTGGCCGTGATTTCCCTGGTCGCGGATATGCGCGTTGATTTGCTCCAGGTACGTCGCCGCCGGCACACCTGCATCAAACAGGATGTAGGCGTTAGCGCTGCCGGGGCCACGCGGGGCGCCGTGTTCGAAGTACACGCCGTCAGGGCGCACGCCGGGAAAGGCGGAAATCATGGCGCGATAGACCGCGTCGGTGTGCCACTGGTTGACCGCCGAAAACTGGTTGCGCACGCGCAGGCGCAGCTGCTCGTTGGGTTCCGGATCTGCGCCTGGTGAATCCAGCCACCCATCTTTGTTGACCACCTGCACGATGCCAGGGATCGGCGCCGGCAGGATCGCGTAATAACCCGGCGCCAAGTTAAAACCACTGCCGGCTTCGATCGCCTCGACAGGAACGTCCAGCTGCAGCTGGCCCTGCTGGAACGTCGCCGGCGCCGTCGTCACCAGTTTGTAGACGTTCCCGTTGATCGCGGCAGACTGCACCACGATGCCCTTTTCCAGCTCTAGCACACCGTCCGGAATGGCCCGGGTAAACAGCAATTTGCCCTTCGCCTTGGTCGCGCCTTTGCGCTCGACGTTGACCGCCCATGCGAGCGTGTCCAGCCAGGCATCGACCGCCGTTTTCACGAAGAAATTGGGCAGCACGGTCAAGCACAGGAAGTCCAACAACCACAACACCGGCTTGGTGACTAGCGCGGTCATCACCCGCCAGAACGGCGAATAACTACTGGTGTTGGCGACTTTCGCGCCCTGGGCTTCCACCTCTTTTTCCCAAGCAGCCTTCAAGCCTGCTTCGGTGGTCGGGATGCCAGTATCGGCAATCAACTTTTTGAAATCGACGCTCACAGACTTACCTCGATCGATCCGAATTTGATGGTTTTCGCGGTGACCAGGTACACGCCTGGCGCCTGCTCGGTGATGCGCGCCGTACCCGGCACCAGACGCACGTCGTCTTCCACCAGCAGTTCCATCTGCTGGATGCAATCGCGTTGGCGCAGGCGGTCCCGCTCGGCCACCAGCGTCACCAGCAGGCCGCTGTCGCGGATCATGTGGGCGATGTCCTGGGCGATGCAGGCGCGGTCATCAATCAGCCTGGGCTGGTTCGAAGGATCGAGCGCCAGGTCGTTGTCGGCGATCAGCAAATCCACGTATTCGCTCATCCGCCCACCGCCATCGCGACCATGTTTTCCATCTCCAGCGGCGTCATCTGCTTGCCGGTGTGGATGTTCACGTTTTCCACATGCGTGCCCTTGTTCTGGCTGCTGTTGGTGTTCTGAATACTGGTCAGCAGGCCACCCGGCGGCACTGCAGACGGGCGTGCCGGCGACAGGCTGGGAATGGCCGCATTGATGGTCTGCTGGGCTTTCTGCGCGGCGTTGGCGGTATCGGAAGCGCTGGTGGCCGCGTCGACGCCTGGCACTTCGGGCATACCGCCGAAACGTGCCTCGATGTTCACGCCCGGGATGCTGTTCAGCAGCTCGATCACGCCGTTTACGGCCTTCGTGAAAATACCGACGATGCTGTCCCACGCGGCCTTGGCAATGCCTGACCAGCCGCCCATGGAGTTGAACCAGTCGGACAGCTTCTGGAATGTCTCGGCAACGGCTTGGAACGCGGCGGTATTCATCAGGGCCGTCGTCCATTCGTCCCAGTAGTAGACCGCTGCTGCGATCGCAGCGACCAGGGCGACGATGCCGACCACGATCCACACCACAGGGTTGGCCAGCAGCGCCGCGTTGACGAGCCAGATCGCCCCCTGCCACAGCAGCATGGCGCCACGAATGACCGCCAGAACGGCGCTCAGCGTGTGAATCACCACGATGTAAGCCAGGATCGCTAGTTTCTGCAGGATGAACATCGCGACCGTGCGCAGGCCCATCAATTGGAAGAGTTTCCAGACGGTGAGCATGCCCAGCCACGTCATCCGCGCGATGCCCACCACCATGGTCAAGGCTGACATGGCGGCGACGATGCCCATGATCGACAGCGCAGTGATGCCAACCACGCGGGTGATGTTGGGGAACAGCTGCGACCAGCGCACCAGCGTTTTACCGATGTCGACCATCTTGGCCATGAACGGCGACAGCACCGGGATCAGCACCTGGCCGAACACCACGCGCATGACTTCGACCAGGGACGCCCACTGCTGCCACGGATCGACCATGGCCCGCGCCATCTGCTCAGCGTTCTCCAATCCGCGCACCTTGCCCAGCTGCTCGATGCCGTTGCGTAGCCGATCGGTATCCTTGGCCAGCGCGCCGATCACCTGGGCGCCTTCGCCGCCGAAAGCCTCCATCAGCTTGGCACCCGCCGACGCACTGGTCAGGTCACCGAACTTGCCCTGGAGCTTGTCCAGGATAGTCATCATCGGCAGCATCTTTCCCTGCTGGTCGGTGAACTTCATGCCCAGCTTTTCCGAGGCGGCGCCGATGTTCTCGAAAAACGCCTTGTAGCGTCCGCCGGCGTCGCCGCCTTCCATGGTGCTGCTGAGCGTGCCGATCACCGCCATCTGTTCAGCCAGGTCGACGCCGGACGTCGTGGCGATCGCTCCGGCTTCCTTGAAGGCGTCTTTCATGGCCGCGCCGCTGGTGCGGAACAGTTGCACCGCCAGCGCCGTCTGACCGCCGAGTTTTTCCACCCACGCGCCCTTCCCCATCGCATCGGCCTGGGACTTCTGCAGGTTGTAGAGCGTGCCGACGTATTCGCCCATGGTTTCGGCGTCGGATTTGGTGGCCTTGGCCAACAGGTTGCTGGTGTTGGTAAAGGTCGCCAGCTGGTTGCCGGCAAGCCCCTTGATAGCGCCCTCGATCAGGTACGCGGACGCCACGAAATCCTTGGCGTTCTCCCCGTAGTTCACGGCGAATTCCAGCGACTTGGCGTTGAGCGCCGACAGCGCATCTTCAGCCACGCCCAGCGAGCGCACGTCGCCCAGGGCACGATTGACCTCCAACGCCGGTTCCATGGATTCGCGAATGGCGACCACGCCCGCCGTCAGCCCGCCCAAGCCCAGGCCGATCGTCTTGATGTGCTTTTCGCTCTGATCGGCAAGCTCGGAAAAGCCCATTTTCACCTTGCCCAGGGGCGCGGTGACCTTATCGGTCAGGCTCAGGATGAAAGCCAGGCTGGCGCTACGGTCTGCCAATGTCGTTACCCGTTCAGCGCAAGGGCGATGCCGCTAGCCACGGCAAACTCCATGCGTCTCCAGTGTTCGTCCTCCAGCCACTTGGCAGTCCCCATCGCCTCGGGCGTGGGTTCGGCACCAGGAAGCCAGCGGTTCGTCAGGGCCATCAGCTGGCCCAGGCCGTTTTCACTCAGGCGCTCAGCGTGCTCGAGCGCTTTTTTACGATCACCTCAACGTTGGGTGCGTATTCCTCCAGCAGCGCGCCGGCCAGCTGCATCACCATCACCGGGTTGCCTAGCAGGGCTTTCAAAGCAGGCTTTTGATCCTGCAGCACGGTGGTCATCAGCAGGTTATTGCCCGGGGCGACCTTGTTGGTCTGGGTCAGGGCGTTGAAGTATTTGGTCACGTCGGCCGGGGTCAGGTTGAAAGTGAATTCCTGTTCGCCGACTTCCAGGGTGATTTCGGTGTTTTGCTGGCTCATGGGGTATCGCTCTTGTTGAGGTTGGGGAAATGGGTGCCCTGGTGCGCCGGCGATCGCCGGCAGACGCCTAGGGCGTATTGCTGAAGTCCGAGAATCATTTGCCGGCTTAAGGCGTGCTGATCTCGGAGGGTGTGATAATCCGGTCGAGCGTCTGCTGCGAGTTCGGCGGTTCCTGCATCAGCCACGCGGCCGGGGCCGGTGGCGGTGGGCAAAGATCCGGAGGTGGGACAGGTGGCGCGGATCCGCAGCCGCCGAGTCCCATCATCAACAGCGCGGCGTAGGCGTTCGTTTTCAGTGCGGGCATGGGTCAATTCCTTGGTGTTTCGTTGGTCAATCGCGTCCCGCTCGGCGAGCATTTCGCCGCTGATGCGTGCCGCTTCGCGCAGGCCGCTGGCCTCCCATTTCGCACTGTCGCGCTCGCGCCTGGCTTCGTCGCGCTGGCCTTCGAGCACGTCGAAACCGATCCAGGCAACCAGGCACAGCACGACCAGGAACAAGGCTTCGCGCAGCATCACAAGCCCTCCGCACACAGCCGGGATTCGGCCAGCCGGCGGTTGTGCAGGCCCGGCACAAAGCGCTTTTGGCCATTGGGGTCAGTCACAAAGGCCCATACCGGCGTCTTGCCGTCCGGCGCCCATGCCAGGGCTTTGCAGCCTTCGGCAATGCGACCAGCGTTGATAAGCGCGACCGCTCGACTGGCGCAGGTGCTGCTTACGCCGAAGTTGTGGGCGTGGCTGGTCAGTGCGTCGAACGGGTTCTGGCCCACGTTCGGGTTCGTGATGCACTCGGCGAGCTGCAGCTGCGTTTTGCGGATCACCAGCTGCTCCACCTCGGCGCATTTGGCGGGCGACCAGTAGTCGCCGACGACGACCGGGTACGGGCTGGTAAACCGGGTGATGCCTTTGCAAACCGTGGGAAGTCCCCCAGCGAGCTTGTCCGCGTAAACGGTGTTCTGGCCGTTGCCTTCCCAGGTGCCCAGGAAGATCACCAACGGGGCGCTGGCCAGCGCGATCAAACCGGCGGTGATACGTCCGCGCAGGCTCATGGGAACCACACACGCAACAGTGCCGGCACGACCATCTGCAGCACAGCGCCAACCAGAGTCAGGATGGTCAGCAAGCGCCCGACCTTCGAGCCGATCACGTTGACCGCAAGGGTCAACGCCTGCTGCCCCTTGTTCAGTTCCTTGAGCTGGCCAGTCATGTTTTCGAATTGCTGCTCAAGCTTGGTCACGCGAGTGGGCACGGTGTCGTGCCGATCTTCAAACTCGTTCATGCGGTGCTCGATCACGGCGATTTGCCGCTCCAGCGTTCCCAGACGTGCGGTTTCATTGGTCATCGGCGGTTGCTCTTCTCAACGTCCGTTTGGCACGGGACACACCGGGTGATACCGCCATGCGCCTGGCGCGCCGGCGGAATAGGTTTGTCGCAGTCCTGGCAATGGGTCAGGCTCGGCCCGACCGGCACAGGCTTGCTCAGCTGGGCTTTGATCGCCTGGTCACGTTGGCGCTGCTCCAGATCCTGGGCACGGTCGAACCAGTCCACCATCAGCGCAGCCCCTCGATCTCGGTCGCAGCCAGGTACGGCACGCCATTGATGTGGATGAAATCCGGGCTGGTGACGTCGAACGGAACCTTGTGTTTGGACTTCTCGCCGCCCTTCGGATCGATCGCCAGAAGGCTGGACAGCTTCACCTTGCAGCCGAAGGCTTCCACCCGCAGTTCCTCGTCTTCGCCGGCCTTGGCGAAGAACACCGCATCGAAGGGTTTGAGGCCTCGGAAGCTGCCCGCCGAGCGCGCCGCGTCGATCAGCAGATTGAAGTTGGTGGTATCCAGCTCGAATTCGCCGGCAGCGGCCACGTCACCGTCCACGGTGCCGTCTGGCACGCCCCGGGTTTGGGCCACTGCCGAGTTGTCGGTGATATCCAAAGTGCAGCTTTCGACGTGCAGTGCGATATCGCCCAGGCTCACGTCAAAGTTCTTGCCGCCAATCTTCGCCATGGGGCGTTACTCCTGTTTGTCGGTGGAAAGATCCAACGCGATGTTTGCGGTCAGGTCTTTCGGGCAGTTGTGGGGCTTGAGCTTGATGTAGGCCGCGACCTTGGTTTTCGTCTCCCAGGTCAGCACCAGGTCGCCGTCCTTCGGCGGCTCGATGTCGCCCGGGAACACCTGACCCGCAAACGTGGTGGACTTGGCCATGGCTCGCAGCGGCGCCATCAACTGGTTGGTGTTGACGGCCATGCTGTTGGGGGTGTTGTTCAAACGGCGATCGGCTACGCGGCGAATCAGCAGCGGGCGGATCTGGCGAGCGGCCTTGTCGGTGATGCGCAGGTATTCCACGACCTGAAAGTCACTGCCGGCGGTGTCCAGCATGTTGCCGTCGCCCCAGTACACGCCCGGGTAATCGGGATAGGTCTGGGAAACCGAGTAGCGCGCCCGATCCAGTTCGCTGCGCACCGCCGAGGTCAGTGGGACTTTGTCGCCGTCGACCGGCACAGGGCCGAGGCCCAGCACGGCACCGGTGGCCACACGCATGGGGCTGTCAGCGATGCTCACAGAAGCGTTGGCCAAGCGACCGGCCAGCACGCCCAGGTCATTGCCATGCAATTGCGGCACGACCAGCACACGCGGCGCTGCCAGATTGGCCAGCAGCCCTTTACGCTCGCTGACGTACTGCGCCCAGGTCTGTTCGGCGGTGATGCCAGGCACGGATGCCATGAAGAACACGCGGCGCCCGTAGGTGTTGTTCAGCGCGATCGCCGCGTCATGCATGGCCGACAATTCGGCGGCAGTGGTAACCGGGTTGGTAATCACCACGGCTTCGACGGAGTAGCCCTGTTGCTGGGCCTTTTCCAAAGCGCTGGCCCAATCGCCCTCGGCGCCGATCGGAGCCGCCACGCACGCCCAGCGTTGGCCACCATTGAGCTGGGCGGCGGTGATTTGGGTTTTCAGGTCGCTGGCCGGGACGCCCAGTTGGACGTCCAGGTCGCTGTCCATGTTCAGCGGCAGGATCTGCCCGACGTTCTTGCCGGCGGGGCCGATGAAAAGAAAGTAACGCTCAATCTCGCTCACTGGCCCCTGGCCCAGATTGAGATTGTCGACGGTGACTTGACCGAGTGCCATGCAGTGCCTCGTTAGCGGGGTGAAGTTAGGATTTGTTGCAACACCTGGTTAATCAGCAGGTTGGTGTCGCGTTCGGTTTCGGCGCCGATGAACTGGCGTTTGGGCAGCGTGATTTCCCAGCTCTGCGCGCCCGAAGACTCGCTGCGCTGGTCGTCCAGGATGCGAATCAACAAGCCCGCCTTGGCGTAGTTCACATGTTCTTGAATCCACGCCACTGACGGCCTGGTCAGGGTCTTTTTGCCGGCCTGACGCACGCGAAAACCCAACCGGCGCAGACGTTTGGCCTGTTTCTCGGTGGCAGCCAGGCCAGGCGGGGTTTTGTTCCAGCGACGCATCTGCGCGGCGGTGCGGCGTTCGCTGACGCCATAGTGCTGCTGGGCGGCGACCCATCGGGTCAGGGCGTTTTTCCAGCCCAGTTCTGCTTCGTCAGCGGTCACGCGGGTGACCACCATCAGCTTGGCCAGGCCGGCTTCCATCTTCTTTTTGCCCTTGCTCTCGCCCTGGCGCGGGGCGAACGCCGAACCGTCCACGTTCTGCTGGGCGCGCTGACGTTTGCGGCTCATCGTCCGCACGCGCTTGGTCACTTGGTTCAACAACCGCCGGCGCAACTGCGGCGGCAGGCTCAGCAAGGCCAATTGCTCGTGTACACCCAGGCGTCCGCGCACATCGAGTTCGAACGTGCTACGCCCCGCCACTGGTGGCCACCTCGCCGCGCTCAGCGACCCACAGGTCAAACGGGATGAACGCCCAGGTCTTGCCGAAGGCTTGGATCTCGCCGTCCGGTTCTTCGGAGAGATACTGCGGCTCGACGAATTCCAGCGTGACTTCCACGTCGAACAGATCGCTGTCCAGGGGCTCCACGGCGAATTCCGGCGCCGGCAGTTCGTGGCGGTCGCGATCGGCGTCGTGAGTCTCCAGCCAACTGCCCACCAGGGCCATCATGCGGGCCGGATTGGCGGCGAAACGCTCCAGGACAATCACGGCGCGATAGTGCATGTCGGCAAAGTGCATGCCGTCGACGTCGGGTTTCCAGATCAGCGACAGCTTGACCTGCTCCGTCCAGCTGTCGAGCTGTTCAGGCTCGACCAGGCGGCGCTCCAGCAGGTAGGCGGTCAACGCCTGAAGCTTGGTCATAGCAACTTCGCCGTGATGCGGCCACGGCCCTGCAAGGCGCGCACAGCCTGCTGACTGAATGCCAGAAACGTGTCTTCACGCTCCGGCGCTTCCTTGCCGGTGTTCTCGGCGCTCTCGCGGCGGGTCACGGTGGCGAACTGCTGCAGGGCGCTGGCCTTGGCGCGGCAATACACGGCGCGCTTGTACAGCCGGGCTTTGAAAGCACGCTCAGGCAGCAGCATCGGATCGGCTGTTTCCACGGCAACGATGCCCGCTGCAAGCCAGCTGGTTTTGAGCTTGGCCAGGTCGGTATTGACCTCGGCCATCGCGATAAACAAAGCGTCGGTCAGCAGGTCGCCCAGGAACTCCGCCGGCAGGCGGTAGCCCTTCTGGAACTCGGCCACGGAGAGGTTCGGCCAAAAGCCGTCGTTCTCGATCGCCTGTTCCACAACAGTGGTGGGTTTCCCGGAAAAGCTCATTGCTGACCGCTCGAATTAGGGCGGGGAGGCTGTTTTTCGTGGGGCTGTCCATAAATGGCAGACACACGTCCACAGTTCCCCGCTGGGGGGGTAGTCGGTTATTGGGCGCCGGTGACGGCGGGTGTTTGTTTGGCGATCGCCTTACGGCACTTCGCAATGCGTGTCTCGTTGCCGGCCTTGGCGTGCAGCTCAGTGGATCGTTCCAGGTGCTTGAGCGCGGTTTCCCACTGCTCGGCCTCCATGGCGCGCATGCCGATCAACTTGTGGTACTTGCTCGGGATCTGTTCGGGCAGATCCCATTCGCCGTCGACACGCGGCAGCAGGTCGGACAGGTACGGTTCCGGGCTGCGCTGGGCGTTGTATTCACGGAAAGCCCATTCGATCACCGCGTCCGCTACGAACGTCTGCACGTTGCGCTTGAAGCGCTCCGGCATTTCCTGGCCCTGCTCGATCGCGAAGTCCGCCAGTTCCAGACCGTCTTCGAACTGCTCGGTGTCGAACAGCCAGACCATCACCTGCACCAGGACGGGGTTCTGCATCACCAGGCCCGAATCCATGTAGCGCTGGATGAAATCCTGATACTTGGGCAGCAACTCAGTTCGCTTAAGCGTTTGTTTGCTCGCCAAGTTCTTTAAATCGCTCAAGCGCTTCAGGTCTTCATCCAGCGAGGCTTGCATCAGCAGCAGGTGTTTTTTTGCGTTGGCTGGGCTGCTCAGGGCTTCCGCCGGCGAATACGCCAGCGGTGCCGCTGCAGCAGCGATCACTGCAGCAGTTCCCTGAGCCAAAATGCGGCGCTTGTGGGCAAGGGCCAGGCTCACTTCACCAGCTCCACGTTTTCGGTCAGCGCGATCTTTTCCAGCTGCTCGATCACGTAGCCCTCGTTGCGGCTGTTGTAATCCTCGACGCGGGAACGTTTCGGGTTGTCCACGGTTTGCTTGCGCCAGCTGGAGTCCTGGAAGTAAATCGACAGGTTGTCCCAACTGGTGACCAGCACACCGTTGACCGGGAAGAACGGAACGCTAAAGCTCGGCAGACCGCCGTAGGTGGCGATCACCTGGGCGTCCTCGATGCGCTCTTTCTCGGTTGGGGTGTCGCCCTGCTTGGCATACAGCTTGGCCTTGTCAGCGGCCAGCAGGTCGGTGCCGATGATCGCCACCAGGTCGCCGCTGTCGCGCAGACGCTCGTCCACCATTTGCTTGGTGTCATGCACCAGGGCGTCCAGGTTCTCGTAATCACCACCCGGCCCCATGGTGACCTTGCCAGGTGTATTGCCTTCCTTGAGAACCTGTTGCGGCGCCTGCTCGCGCAGTTGCTGCAGCCAGCCTTTGTTCACGTCCTGCAGCATCGGATAGGCTTCGATGTCGGTCTGCGCAGCCGCCTTCACACCGTGGAAACCGACCATGATGCGATCCAGGGCGATCTGTTTCTGCACCGCAGCCGAGTAGCGTTGATGGAAGTCCGGAAACTTGGCCCAGGCATCAATCTTCGCGTAAGGCAGGCCCACATCCGATTCGGTCGAGGAAAGCTCGTAGGTGCTGTTTTCCAGTGCCGAAGCATCTTTCGCCACGCGATCGGTGGTCTTGGTGTTGGTGCGGCCAGTCACCGGGCCGGACACGCCAATAAACACCTTCTCGCCCTTGATCTCGGTCACCGGAATGACGTTGATGCGCTGCAGGAAGTCCGCTTTGGCGGTAATCGCGTCGTTCAGCTCCTGGGCGATCGACGGTTCAACGGAGAACATCTTGCTGGCCAGCTCGACACCGTAGGTTTCGGCAATCGCCAGCTGCATTTCGGCGTACATCTTGGCGCCGTACGCGCTCAGGGAACGGGCCATGGTCAGAGCACCCGCGCTTTGGTTTTGTCAGTCGGGCCGGAATTGCGCGGCAACTGACGTCCGGTGGAGGTGTTCTGCAGCGCGGTGAACTGCTTCTGGAGGCTGGTCAGCGCTGCAAGCACTGCCTTGTTGCCGCCGCCGTTGCGCTTGAATTCGCGCTGTTCCTCGGCAGTGGTGACGATCTCGTCGACAGCCGTGCTGACGTCATCGATCGGGGCTTGATCGGGTTCTGGTGCGTCTTCGGCGGCAGGCTCAATCACGGCCTGAATGCCGGCAGCGACGACCAGCAGCTGGGCCAGCAGGGCTTTCAAAGCCGTTGCGGTAGCTTCATCCATTGGGGGTTTGCTCTCGGTTGGGGTTTGCGGGGTGGTTTCGGTGGGCGTGTCTTCAATGCCGAAACGCTTGAACAGGCGGGTGAACATGGCGGCAAGGCGCCCGATCTCGCCCTGCGGCTCGGTTTCGCGCAGGGGGCCGAGTTCTTGCGAGGCGGCGTAGTACGCGGCGCGGCTGGTGCGATTGGAGAAATACAGCTCTTGCGTGCCGAGGCTCGCCGGCGAATCAGTCACCGCCAGGCCAGTCAGATAGGCCTTTCCGCTGCCGGCGAAATTCGGGGTGATTTCAATGCTGCTGAACAGCTTCTGGCCCTGGTCGTTGAGGTACAGAAGGCGATCGTTCGGTTTCAGCTGAGCTTCCAGCGCGATCTGGCCTGGCTCCAGATCCTCGCCCTCTTCAACCAAACGCACGGCAAAAACGGTGCCGTGGGAACCCGGCCAGCGTTCGTGGTCGCACCAGATCACCGCCGTGTATTTGGCAGGTGTGTAGGTCTCGGCGATGTCGCGCAGTTCCTGGGGCAGGATCTCGCGGCCATCGACGGTCGGGCCGCTGGTGGCAACACGTTTCCAGTAGGAGACAAGGGAACGGGGCATGGTCGTTGACTGCGCTCAATCATTGAATGAGCCGCCACGATAGGGAGCCGATTTGCCCCAAACAAACGGTTGGTTTTCGGCGATCTCCTATTTTCCGGATATAGGCGAATGATGGGATTTAACCCCGCGTTTCCGGCGTTTTCGCCGCATAGACTGCGGCCCATGAACTACCCGACCGAAGTCAAAGAAGCTGCAAAACGCCTCTACCTGCGCCGCTGTTCGGTAAAGGAAATCCAGGCGCATTTGAAGCTGCCAAATATCCGTATCGTCTACTACTGGATCCGCCAGGGCGGCTGGGACGAGATGCTTACGGATGAAGAACCGTTGAGCGCCGTCAACCGACGAATCACCCTGATTCTAGAGAAGATTGAGCCGCTGACGAAAGCCGAACTGGACGAACTGGAGCGGCTGACAAGCCTGCTTGAGCGACTGAAAAAGCTCGCGGCCAAAGCTGCGCCGGCGGCGGCAACAGATCGTCCGGACGAGCCTCGCGAACGTCAGCTTGGTCAACGCCGTGAGCGTGGCGAAGGCGGCGGCAAGAAGCGCGAAAAGAAGGCAAAGAACGACATCAGCGGCCTGACCGAAGTGGACTTCCTGGATAAGTTCATCTCGAAAATGTACGGCTACCAGAGAGAACTGTTCGAGGCGAAACAGAACCCACTGACCCGCCGTGTGCGGAACATCCTCAAAAGCCGTCAGGTCGGCCTGACCTACTACTTCGCCGGCGAAGCGTTCATGGACGCCGTGTTGAGCGGTGATAACCAGGTGTTCCTATCAGCCAGCCGATCGCAGTCCGAAATCTTCCGCAGCTACATCATCCAGTTCGCCAAGCAATGGTTTGATATTGAGCTGACCGGTAACCCGATCACCCTGAGCAACGGCGCCGAGCTGCGCTTTCTCAGCACCAACAGCAGCACCGCCCAGGGCTACCACGGCCACGTCTACGTGGACGAATATTTCTGGATTCGCGACTTCGAAAAACTCAGCACCGTGGCCAGCGCCATGGGCACCCACAAGAAGTGGCGCAAAACCTATTTCTCGACGCCCAGCGCCGTGTCGCACCAGGCGTATCCGTTCTGGTCGGGCGAAGAGTTCCGCAACAGCAAGCGCGGCAAGAAGGCCGGCGGTGTGTGGCCGAGCGAAACGGCCTATACACAGGGCGCGCTGTGTCCGGACGGCCAGTGGCGAAAAACGATCACCCTGGACGATGCGATCGCCGGCGGCTGCGATCTGTTCGACCTGGAGCAGCTGCAACTGGAGTACGACGAGGACAAGTTTCAGCAGCTGTTCTACTGCAAGTTCATCGACAGCACCCAAAGCGCGTTCAGTCTCAAGGATCTGGAGCGCTGCTACTCGGATCTGTCGTTGTGGGAGGACTACAACCCGGATCTGGATCGTCCGTTCGGCAACAGCCCAGTCTGGCTGGGGTACGACCCGAGTCGCACGCGCGACGACGCCACCTGTGTGGTCATCGCGCCACCTCTCGAACCCGGGGCGAAGTTCCGGATCCTGGAGAAGCACAGCTGGCGGGGCCATTCGTTTACCTACCAGGCCGCTCAGGTCAAGAAGCTGACCGAGCGCTTCAATGTGCAGCACATCGGCATCGATGTCACCGGCGTGGGGTACGGCGTGTTCGACCTGGTGCGCGACTTCTACGCAAAGGCGACACCGATTCACTACAGCCTGGAAGCGAAAAACGCCCTGGTACTGAAAGCCCAGGACACGATCCAAGGCAGTCGCATCGAGTGGGACGCAGGATGGACAGATATCGCCCAGGCGTTCCTGACCATCAAGCGCGGCGCTACCAACAGCGGCCAGATCACCTACAGCGCATCCCGTACCGAAGCCACCGGTCACGCCGACATTGCCTGGGCGGTGATGCACGCCCTGTCCAACGAACCTTTGAACACCAACAAGCGGCGCCGTAGCCGCTACGTCACGAGTAACCAGAGCAGCCATGGCCAACCGCAAACGCAGAAAGCACCCCGCAGCCCAACCACAGCAACAGCCGATGCGCTCGTTTACGTTCGGGGAGCCGGAACAAGTGCTGTCCGGCAACATCGGCGAGTACGTGGGCGTGTTCCCCAGCGACGACGGCAAGATCTACAAGCCGCCGGTGTCGAGGGCTGGGCTGGCCAAGCTGCTGCGCGCCAACGCGCACCACGGCGCCATTCCGAAGTTCAAGCGCAACCTGTTGCTGCGTGAGTTCATCGCCTCAGCAGGCTGCAGCACAGAGACGATGGGCCGTGCCGGGCTGGACTACATGGTGTTTGGCGAAGCCTACTTCTACAACGACACCAATGCGTTCGGCCAGGTGCTGGAGCTGCAGCACCTGCCGGCTATCAACATGCGCGTCAAGGTCGACGGCGGGTATGTGATGCTGCTGCCCGACAACAAGGAAATGGAATTCGAGGCGCACGAAATTTCCCATGTCCTGGACTACGACGTGGAACAGAACATTTACGGCATTCCGGACTACTTGGGCGGCTTGCAGGCATTGCTGCTGAATGAGGCTGCGACCCTCTTCCGCCGGCGCTACTACAGCAACGGCGCGCACGCCGGCTACATCTTCTACACCAATGACCCCGACCTAACCGAAGAGGACGAAGACGAGCTGCGCGCCCAAATCAGCGCCAGCAAAGGTGTGGGCAACTTCCGCTCAATGTTCGTCAACATCCCCAACGGCAAAGAGAACGCGATTCAGATCATCCCCGTGGGTGACTTCCAGGCGAAAGACGAGCTGGAGAAAGTGAAGAACATCACCCGTAACGATGTCATCGCGGCCTGGCGGATGAACCCCGCGCTGGCCGGCATCATCCCGGAGAACACCGGCGGGTTTGGCGACATTGAAAAGATCGATCGCGTGTACACCAGTAACGAGATTCGACCGATTTGCCAGCTGTTCGATCAGCTAAATCACCGGTTACGCGAAGACAGGCGCTTTAGCTGGAAGCCTGTTCAAGATGCAGTGGATATAACTGCATGAGAGACCTTTCGGAGCGAATACCACTACAAAATGTGGCAATATGGTGGCGATCAGTTGCCCCTGGGGAGGGACACTATGAGAGTTGTATGCAAGTGCGGCCACAAGGGCCGAATTGCTTCACGGGAAGAGGTAACAACGGAGTTCGTGAAGCTGTATTGCCAATGCCTGGATGCAAGGTGCGGGCATACGTGGGTGTCGAACCTGACGTTCTCACACACGCTCAGTCCGTCTTCGCAGACCTTCGAACGCATGTTGATCGATCGGTTTCGCGAGTTGCCCAGGGCGAAGCAGCGGGAGCTGTTCGAGCAATTAGGGTCGCAGGCGGTGGCGTAGGTACAAACCGCCAACGCTACAGCGTCGGCGATCGGGATCATTCAAAGAATGACGTTCAGCCCCCTACTTTCTCCTTTGGGTTGATTGCCAGTATCTCAGCCACGCGACGAATCTGCTGCTGTTCAACGCGACTCAGCCGACGATACAGATCGATCAGTCGACGCTCGATGTCTGTGAGTACGGTTGTTTCCGACCCGACGTGCTCGAGGTTGATTTGATCGTTCTTCTTGCGATCCAACATGCTAACTACTCCATAAAGTGCATTGCTGAACGGACTTTATGGGGCGTGGCAAAAATCATTGGAATGGGAGCTTTCCCAATGATGTATGGATTTTCGTGAATTAAGACCGACGCCTCACGGCGTCGTCAGCCATGGCCTCAAGGAAACGACGGATCGCTTTTTGATCCTCATCCGAGATGGTTCTGAACTGGTTTATCAACTCTTCTTCTGCTGCGCTAAAAAGTTGACCCAGAGGAGTGGATCGCCGACCGGTCAGCACATAAGCAGCATCAACGCCACGTTCTTCAAGAGCCGTGACGTATCGTAGATCGAGAGAGTTCGCTCCCAATTCGTAGTTCTTTTGTGTGCCCCGGCTGACGCCAAGCAGCACACCGAAATCAGTTTGATTTAACCCCAAGCGCTCGCGCTCTTCCCTGAGGCGTTCACCCACTCGATCCGCTATGAGCATTTTTTTATTCACCATCATTGACTTGATCATTTTTTTGACCAAGAATCACCACAGACAAACGCAAACAAACAGAAACAAACAAGGGGAGCACTATGCCCGCCACCGTTACGCACGAGCAAGCCCGGGCGGCGCTTGATCGAAAAGGAGTAAGCATTGCGGAGTTCAGTCGCAAACACGGACTGAACAAAAATTTAGTCAGCGACCTATTGAACGGTCGGATCAAAGGTCGCCGGGGGGAGGCACATCGCGCCGCTGTGTTGCTAGGGATTAAAGACGGCGTGATCGAACAGTAATAGCGGCGCTCAACAGGGAAAAGTAGAAGATGAAAAGCCCGATCCTAGACACTCGCAAAGAAGTCATGAGCGAGATCATCCGCAGCTATACCGGAGGACGTGAGGCCGCTGCCGCACGCTTGGGACTGAAGCTTAAAAAGTTCGACAACCATGCCTACGAAAACGCCGGCTGTAGCCCCCTTACTGACACGCAAGTTTTCATGCTGGAGCAAGATTGCGGCACCCACCATTTCCCCAACTACGTCGCGTCGATGTATGGCGGGCTGTTTGTGCCGGTTGCTGATCCTGAGACCTTGGACAACGTCGAGCTTTACGCTCGGTCGGTGCAGGTAGCAGCAAAGCGCGGTTGTGTTGACCAGGCGATCGCCAAGGCGCTTGAAGACGGCTCGATCAGCGAAGAAGAAGCCGAGCTGATCCTAGACGCCCACAACCTCCATGTAGCTGCACGACACGCCGAAGTGCTTGCAGCCATCGCTCTTTACCGTGCGGGGAAAACCCAATGAACAATCTACCTGCAGTACAGGAATATCAGGACATGCTCAAAGCCGCGGCGTCGCTGTTCCTAGAACGGCACCGGTGCGAACACTTGAGCGACGATCAGCAATTGGTCAAACGCGCCGTTCAACATTTGGTATCCGACTTCGACGTACTGGCTCCGACAGCCGAAAAAATGGTTCACCTGGCCTACAGCGATTTATCTGCCGCAAGCGATCGGCAGCGCCTGGACGTACTGACCAGCACGGCGACACACACAGTTATCACTGACACAGGCACCGGTGAGGTTTGGGCCGTCCCCGTCAGCCTGATCTATGAACGCATTCTGAACGCACCGGACAACGGGCGTTTCCGCGTCACCACTCCGTAACACACAACCAACAAATCCTCCCGATCCCCCATTCCCGTGGGTTTGGGTGAGCTGCGTCCGAAATTGAGGTTTGACGATGGAAAACGCCCTGAACATCCACGCAAAGCTACCGCCGGAACAGGCTCAGGCGCTCTTGGCAAACCTGCGCGAACAGTACCGTCTCAGCCTCAACGACCTTTGGTACGCAGACCAATACCGATTCATTCCCGAAGGCCTGCGTCACGGATCAATCCTCGCTAACTGCCCTGTGATGGCCGCCCAGAAACACCTGATCGGCGCCCTCTCCCTCTGCCTTAAGAAAGTGAAGTAACGATGAAAGAGAAACTGCGTAGCGACGTGATCGAGCGCCTGACAAGCGATTACGGTCTCAAGCACCGGGCAAACACCGACTACATGCGCGGCGGCACCTGTCCGAAATGCCGGCAGAAGACGCTGTACACCCGTTTTGACGCTCCTTGGTTGGTGATCTGTGGCAGACCTGAAAAATGCGCTCACACCCTGCATGTAAAGGAACTGTACGAAGACCTGTTTGAAGACTGGAGCAAGCGAGCGCCGGCGACAGATCAACACCCCAACGCCACCGCCCGCGCCTATCTGGAGTTTGCCCGAGGTTTTCGTTTAGAGCTGATCCAGGGATGGTTCACACAGGAAAGCTATTACTCGGCCGAACACAATGCTGGCAGCGCTACCGTGCGCTTTGCCTTGGAGAAAGGCGGTTGGTGGGAAAGGCTGATCGACCGACCTCACCGTTTTGGAAAGATGAAGGCTCGCTTCAAATCCAAGGACAGCTATCGCGGCGTCTGGTGGTGCCCGCCCTGCGTCGATCTGCTAGAAGCCAAAGAAATCTGGATAGTGGAAGGCATCTTCGACGCGATCGCTTTGGTGCATAACGAAATCGCAGCCGTATCCGCCATGTCTTCGAATGCGTTCCCGGAGGAATCCCTACGGGCGCTCGTTCGTGACCGTGAGGGGAAGCTGCCGAAGCTGGTCTGGGCGTTGGATAACGAACCAGGTGCACATACCTACACCAAACGCTGGGCCAAGCAGGCGCGAGCGCTGGGGTTCGTCTGTGAGGCCGCGCAGATCCCTCTGCGTGACGGTCGGAAGACCGACTGGAACGACCTACATCAACGCTGGGGCTTCATTGACAACGAAAGCGAGCGAGCCGACCAGATTGCCGCTGACCTGAAACAGACGCGTCATCTGGGTGCGCTGCTGCTTGCCGAGAGCGCCGCCGAGAAAGCGTTGCTGATGTATGACTGGAACAAGCGCGGGGAATTTCACCTCGGCTTCGGTAGCCGCCTCTACTGGTTCAAGTTGGACATGGAAAAATTCAACCGGGCGATGCAGGACATCGAGGACAGCGAAAACCACGACGACCAACTACTCAACCAATCCCAACAGCGCGAGAAAGCTCTGCAGCAGTCCGGCAGCGTGGTCGAGATCGCTAACTGCTACCCACAGGCGCTGTACTTTCAACGCAACGAAGTCACCGACGAATCCTGGTACTACGTGCGCGTGGACTTCCCTCACGACTCAGAAAGCGTGAAGAACACCTTCACCAGCGGTCAGCTGTCAGCCGCCAGCGAGTTCAAAAAACGTCTGCTCGGGATGGCTGCCGGTGCCATGTACACCGGTAGCGGCCAGCAGCTCGACAAGTTGATGAAGGATCAGCTTTTCGGCATCAAAACCGTATCCACGATCGACTACGTGGGCTACAGCAAGGAATACGGCTGCTACGTTTTTGGGGATCTCGCCATCAAGGATGGCACGATCTACAAAATCAACAGCGAGGACTATTTCGAGTTCGGAAAACTTCGGCTGAAATCGCTGCAGAAAGGCGTGCCGATCAAGCTACAGCGTGACGGCAAGGACTTTAACGAGCAGTGGCTGCAGCTGCTGTGGACATGCTTCGGCGCCCAGGGCCTGGTCGCACTGGTGTTCTTCTTCGGTTCGCTGTTCTGCGAGCAGATCCGGGCGCGCTATCAGTCCTTCCCATTTCTGGAAGCCACCGGCGAGGCCGGCGCCGGCAAAACCACCTTGCTTAACCTGCTGTGGAAACTGCTCGGCCGCGAGGGGTACGAAGGCTTCGACCCGATGAAATCGACGAAAGCCGGCCGTTCGCGGTTGATGGGGCAAGTCGCAGGTATGCCGGTCGTATTCCTCGAAGCCGATCGGCACAGCGAGGATCGCTCTCACGCCAAAACCTTCGAATGGGACGAGCTAAAGGATTACTACGGCGGCGGCACCTTGGCCACCAAGGGTGTGAAGACTGCCGGCAACGAAACCTACGAACCACCGTTTCGCGGCACGATCGCCATCAGCCAGAACGCGGCCGTGGTCGCCCATGAGGCGATCATGACCCGGATCGTGAAGCTGCACTTCATCCGGCCGACAGTGACGCCGCAAAGCCGCGCTGCAGCGGACAAGCTGAACGCTTTGGACGGCGGCACGCTCAGCCACTTCTTGATTCGGGCCGTCGGTAAAGAATCGGCCGTCCTCGAGCTTTTCGCCCAGCGCATGCCTGAATACGAATCCAAGCTGCGCCGTCTTCACACCCACTGCTTCGACTGCGGAACCGAGTTCCCAAGCGAACAAGGTAATTGCCGCAGCTGCGGATCCGACCTGCGCGGATACATCCGTGTGGAGCGGATCAGTAAGAACCACGCGCAGCTGCTTTCGCTGCTCGATGCGCTGCGCCTGGTTCTGAAACTGGACGAGCCTCAGGTAGCAGCGACCCAGCGGCAGATCGTCCGTATGGCAATCGAGCGTCAAGCCTCAATCAGCTCCGACCACCCGGCCGTTGCCGAATTCTGGGAGGTCTACGACTACCTCGAATCGCTCAATGATGACCCCTTAGTCGATCACAGCAGCGACCCGAACGTGATTGCGATCAACCTCAATGAGTTCAGCGAACGAGCTGCCGAACACAAACAGAAGCTGGCCGACGTCGCCACCCTGCGCGACCTGTTGAAAGAGTCCCGCTCGCACAAGTTTCTGGAGGCAAATAAAGCCGTACACAGCGCAGTCCGCGCAGCGATGAACAGCAGAACCCCCCTGGCGCCGGGCCGTCCCACAACGGTCAAGTGCTGGATCTTCAAAGCGTGAAAAGGAGGCTACACCGATGCAAATCCAAGTCTTTATGGGTAATGCCGGCGACGGCAACACGAACAAGCTGCAGGAGATCATCGATCGCCTGAATGCGCTGGGGAAGAGCCAGCCGGTGATTCAAGCCGGGGCTTACGGCGAGGACGGGCTGCTGCAGATTCTTGAAGTTCGTGCTGCAGGTGGCCAGCGCGAAATCCTGGTGGAGTCGTGCAGCCCGCAGCAGATCTTGAGCGTACTTGAATGGCAATCCTGCACCGAGGAAGACCCGAATTACGCTGACCTGGTTATTCACCTGGCCCGTCGAGACTGACGGATGAGAAGCGATGTCGAGGAGTTGCAGCTCCCCGACATCAACCACCACTGAGGGCTACACCATGGAAGCAAGGCACCAAAGCAGCAGTGATCCAAAGGCTAACACACTCAACAACAGTGACCGCACGAACGGCATCTGATGGCTATCAGAATCGTAGGTACAGCGCTGTTTGAATATCGAGTACGGAAAACTGAAGCAGCGAGGATCCGGCTTGAATGCCTTACCACTTTCGCCAAAGAGTTGGGCGACATCGATACGACAGAGTTCGCTGTTGTAGCTCAACTACTGGCAGGCAAATCGACAGCAGACCGCCCCCCAATTGATCGAACTTACTCACTCGAAGGTATCGCACTATGAAAACGCTTTTTGTACTGATGGCTCAATACAATGGCCAAGTGGTAATTCCCCTGGATCGAGTGTGCCAGGACTATTTCACGCACCTGACAACGGATATGTTTCAACGCAAAGTTGGTGCCGGGCAGATAAAGCTCCCGATTACTCGCATGGAGCCGAGCCAGAAAAGTGCGAAAGGTGTTCATATTGCAGACCTGTCGGCCTATCTGGATGAACAGCGCGCTGCTGCAGTCAAAGAGAGTAATCAACTGAATAGCGCGCCGCGCAGCAGCTAATTCACTTCAACGTTTTGGCGCCCAGCTTTACGGGCGCCTGCAGGATGCGCTCGAACCATTCCCAAGTTGCATAAGCATCCCCTCGCCCGCGCAAGTGGGTATAACGGCGCATTGAGTTCCAATCTCGATGGCCCGACACGCTCGCCACCCGCGGAATATCCCAATCCATTTCAAAAAGACGACTGACGCCTTCGTGTCGCAGATCGTGAAAGTGCAGATCTTCAATGCCCAGGATTTTGCAGGCCCTTGTCCAGGACGTCGACACGGATTCAGCGCTGTAAGGAAAAATCTCAGGCAACACCTTGGGCATGGTCTGAAGGATCGCCCATGCTTCTGGCGGCAAATGACACCAGACGTCGTTACCGATTTTTTGCCCAGGGTTCTTCATGTCACGAACCAGAACCCGCTGGCCAACGTCGTCCAAATCCTCCCAGCGGATCCGGGTAATCTCTTCTTGCCTACGCGTGGAGAACAACGCGAAGCCGGTCAGTTTAAGCATGTTGATAGAAGTTGGACGACGGGTTTGGATATCCAGGAAGTGTGTAAGCAGCTTGTCGAGTTCGTCCAGGGTGGGCCGGCGATCGCGTTCGCGGCTTTTCATGTTGTAACCGAGCTTTTTTAATACTCGGCGCGCATCCGCCATTGCATGCGGATCCACCTCATAACCCCAAGCTGGCCGAGCGATCGAGAGAACAGCGCCAAGGTGTGCGAGATCGTTGCCAGCGGTCTGAGGCTGAACGCCCCCACCCTCCTTGCCCATGCGCCATAGCGCATACTCAACCAGGTGCTGGCTACTTATATCTCTGTCGTTCAGTTTCCCCAAGTACGACTCGCTGATCGCCTTCAACGTGCCGAGTTTCGTTTTCCCGAGAGGGCGCGCCTTGGTCATCTCGGCCAAGTAGCGATCGATCATTTCCTTGATCGTCGCACCAGGTCGGTTCGCCCGCTCGATCGCACCTGGTTCGTCCAGTTCGGTTTCTCTTTTACGCACCCAAGCCTGTGCGGCCTGTTTTCGGGCGAAGGTCTGACTCTCTTGGTAAACTTGCGCCCCATCGCGAAACAGGCGTATCTGTGCCGTGTAACTGGTGCTGCCGTCGGTGCGTTTCCGTGCTCTGATCGTGGCCAT